CGGTTCTCTTTATGTCCTTCTCACACTGGATAAACCCAGACATTGCACGTCTCTCACGACGCGGTGTAACAACCCGCGTGGACCGTCCGGAAGGACCGTCCTGAGGGAGAGCGATCTTGCTAAACATCAACGTAAGTTGACGAATAGCAGCGATTGCTTCAACGTCAGGTTCAACCAGCAGCACACCGCTACTAGTGTCGAACACACGTCCAAGGAAACCTCGTAGAAATACGGGGAGACCAGTAAGACGATCCTTCTTAAAAGAAGGGACGTCCGAAGGGACGACGAAACCTTGGTCAAGCCACTTTTCGGTAGCTTTTCCAAAGTTCGCCAGGGATATCGCAAGAAACGATAGCCCTTCGTGCTCGACACGATTCTCGACAGTTCTTATGTCGAGAATGGCGCTAGTGCAGCATCTGACAGCCAATTCATTGGCTGTCATGGACCAGAGTGACATCAGGCTTTTCATAGTCCCTCCTCTCTTGAGAAGGTGGCTAATCCATAGCCTACATCGATGCCGGGTCTATCTTATCCTGAGAAGAAATCTTAAACAGGTTGTTAGCCTGGATAAGAAAGTTCCTCAAAAGGATATATTCTGCGGGAGAGAGCTCTTCAGCTTTCCCGTAGAACAGATGCATCTGTACGGACCGACCGTCAGGCCGATCCGAAACAGAGACATCAAAATAGATCCCGTTCACTTCATCAATGCCCACAGTTATTAAGTGTGGACAAGATGACATCTCCTGCCAGGTATGCGACATTGACGACTGCCAAAAGAATGACCAAGAGCTTTTTGCCCAAGGTCACCTGAGGCGCGTCAGTGGTACGCCGGCCGTAGACAGTATGTCTACGACCAAGGCGTCTGTGAAGAGGCGAAACACCCTTATGGGCGTCTCTCTCATCATCAGGCATCCAGACGACCAGGGAAGGTTTACTAGTTGCTGGACGAGTCTAAGACTCGCCACCCAGCAATTTCGTAACCATCTGGTCCGAAGTCGCAGTGATCATGGCTTTGTAGCCCTGATACACCGCAAGCACCTCCGCGTTGGTAAAGCCATCGGCGGGAATGTCGAAGACCATGTACAAAGACATGGACCTCTTCACATTCTCGTCAGGCTTAAACGCGTCGGGGCTCAACTTCGAGTAGTCGACCCGAAGCAGTCGCCGCGTACGCTTTCCCACATCGTGGGAAGCGGAAACGACGATAAGCCCGTCAGCGCTCGAGTAGTGAGTTTCGCTTCCCTCCGCGAAAGTTCGCGGAAGGGGCGTAGTCACGCTCGAAACGGTGAGCGAAAGAGGGTCGGTGAACGACATAGGCATCACTCCTAGGAGCTAAGCTCCCATTGACGTTGCATAGCACAACAGCTTCCTCACTTCGAGTGGGTAACCCCAAGCGAGGCGAGGATGGCCTTCTGTGTGATGGAAAGTCCATCAAACGTCAAGCCAAAACCATATGGTGTTGCCTTTATCCGTCGCTTGGTTTCAGAAACCAAAGTAACGGAAGGAGGCGGTGGGCCGGGAGTCCCTTTTCTGTTGAAATAGGGTCCGACCAACGTGTAGGTATACGATGAGACAGTATGTTCCATCATATATCCATACAACAACACCTGGTTGTCGACTATCGTGTTACTGATGTTCTCTAGGAGATCACCAGTATTCGCGAACCAGTCGGTCAACCAGCTCCATGGGAGCAAGTTCCAGACAGCGTCTGGGGTCAGTCTAGCCCCGCCAACTTTCTTGGCGAGGATGATCTGGCGTGCTATGTAATCCGTCGTATACCGATTCTTCGGCAACGGCGGCACATAATACACGAAAGATCCACTAAACCACCTTGTGCGAGTCGTTTTCGATTCGCGCATAACCTGACCCAGCGGATCTTTAATCGGACTATACCAAGAACTGCTATACTGCGCGGTCCAAGGACCAACGCCGCTAGCAGTAAAAGGTATGATATCCGAAGAAATTTCCGGCTTGAACTTCCATCCACGCCGAACAGCCTTCATGGAATCGCGATCATATTGTTTTATGATCGCATCCGCGTGACGCATTGCCGAGATAAGTTTCTCGACATCGTTCACAAAAGGTAGCCAACCGAATTGAACGTTCAGGTGTTCTCCAGCCATCGCTTTCGCGACGGATTTAGGAGAAACCCTACCGATCTCTCGGAAGGAATGTCCCAGCATCTGAGGGAGATCTTGAAAAAGTTCCCCAACGAATGTAGTGACATCGGCAGCGGGCTTTGATGGTGAAGCCAAACGGATAGCCGAAGTACCCAACGATATAAGATCCGAATCACTCGAATCTGCATACGGAGGGTATTGGAAATCCGATGGCGACATTGGAAGAAAGGGACCCAGATAGCGAGAACTCGCTTCTGATTGGTCCGGCTCTTTCCCGAAAGATCCATAAATCGTGACAGGACCAGGGTTTCCCCCGGTCACATATCGCAATTTTGTGGAAAATTCGCCACCAACATCGCTAGGAAACGCAAACTTACGCCTGCGTCTCCATTGTGGATGGGACTCGGACACAGTCACCTGTGAACCGTCAAGGTTGGTAAATGCAGACAGTGGTCCATTACGAGACACGGCATACCGAGTAGGTTGGCCGGGAATCGTCTGGATATCTGTCTTTATGGAGGACCGAGGTCCTTCATATGGTATCACCCTTTTACGGGTGGTAGCCACGCATAAACCTCCCTTCACGAAGCAGAGCTTCTGGTCTTCTGAGAGTTAATTCTCTCAGATACACACCTGCAGTTATAAACTGTTAGGTGTGTAAGATGCTGAACTATGCGCG